TCGAGCAAGGTCAGTGAACAGGGTGATGGGTCGTCCGAGATGCGAAACTTCGATAGTCACACGGCCTTGAGGATCAAGTGCCAAGGCATGAAGTTCAGTCATCTTGATGCGAACTTCCTCGAGAAAGTTTCTAAGCATTGAGTCTCTCATAGTAGCTCCTTAGTTAGTGTAGAGGCAATGAAGTGTTTCTCCGAGAGCGACTTTCTTGACGAGAAAATCGAAGAACTCGAAGAGAGTGTAGTGTGTGCCGGTAGTCGAAACCCAGAGCCCCTTCCCACCCATGCGAGTTAGAAAGAAGGTCTCTAGACCTACTTGCACTACGGTTCCGTAAGTGATGTGGTCGAAGTCGGCGGGACACTGGATTGAGAGTGTCTTGGCATTAGGGCTCGGGAAGAATTGGAGTCCCTCCACGCAGGAATCGAGGTAGAGTCCAAGCCTCTCTCGAGTGTTTTCGCTGAGTTTGGAGACGAAGTCGGCGGGAGTGATAGCGTTTTCGCTGTAAGACTTCCCGTAAACGGCTCGATTGTAGAGGAGACGTGAGACTTCTTCGAAAGCCTCTTCGTGGTTTTCACCATCGAGACGGTAAGAGACGAGACGCGGGAGTTCGTCGATGTTGCCGGCTTCAACGCAGAACTTGTAGAGTTCCTCTTCAAAGGCGTCGAAGCGAGTTCCAGCGATTCCACCACTGTCTACGAGTCGACGGTCTACGGAGTGGAAGATGAAGTCGAGGGTAGGGTAGTAGGAAGTCATTGAAGTCACCCCAGGAAGAAGCCAACGAAGTCGAGAGTGCTTACTTCGATGAGTCGGGGCTCACCGTTGTAGTTGGCGTAGTAGTAGACCAAGTCTTCTCCGTCGTGGTAGGCGCCACACTGTTCGAGTACCTCTACGATGAGTTCGAAAGCGTCTTCGAAGTCCATCTCTTCGAATCCTCCGAACTTTCGGGCCTCAATGAGGATTGCGGACTCGAGTTCCTTGTAGGTAGCCATTGCCTTCTCCTCTCTAGAGCCACTCGATGAAGTCCGTGATGGCCTCATCGTTGTTGAATCGAGCGAGTTCCACGTATTCCCTAGAGGAATGAACTCGGTAGAAGTAATCGGAGTAGTGGAGAGTCTCGTCAACAGGAGGATTCTCAGAGAGAACCTTACGGCGGTAGAACTCGTCGTAGGAGAGAGTCTCGGTGACCGGGTTGAGTCCCTTCTTCGAGACGTGAATCGGGGTCCAGACGCCGTCCTTCTTGATACGCATCCAGTACTCGACGTACTCTCCGTTGACCTTGAACTCCTGGAGGTAGAACTCGACGGGAGTGAGCCAAGCCGCGTCTTCCTGCGGAGTCTTGGGGAGAACCAGGTAGAAGACGTGTCCGTCGTCTACGAGTACTCCGCCTTCGAAAGCGTTCTTGAGGTTCTCGTGGGTGTAGGTCCTCGTGAAGTTCTCGTAGACGACCTCGAAAGTCCCGTCCGGATTCTTGAAGACGGGGAGAACAGTGGTCTTGTCCGCCTCAACGATGAGCGTTTGCATGTCTTTCCTCCTTGTAGTAGGAAGCCTTTTCGGCTCCCATACCTATATTTTATAGGAAAACCTATAAATAATCAAGTGGAAACACAAAACTCCTCCCAACCGATTTAGACTAGCCAGGAGAAACTAGAGTAGATCGATCGGGAGGAGTCGACTGAGGAGTCCTATATATATGGACTAGCTTAGCTGTCTCATAGGACTAGAAGGTTCTACGAACTAGAAGGAACCAGGCTTGTGATGGTCTCTGAGAACCTTGCGGATGTTCGGCTCGAAGAAGTTCGGACCCTTCATCACTTTCCCATCCTCGCGATAGATCGGCTTGCCATCCTCACCCAACTTCGAGAGATTAGAGCGGTGAACCTCCTCGAGAACATCGTCGAGCGGAATACCCAACTCAAGAGCCATACCATAGATCACGTAGACTAAGTCGGCTAAGGCGTCAGCGACTTCCACTTCATTGTAACCCTCGGGGTCTTTAGAAGACGGAAGCGCGTTCTTGATTGTCGTCGAGTAGATACTCGTCCACGTCTTAGAGCCGTTATCGTAGACTCCCGAGAGAAGTTCACAAAACTCCTCGAGAATGAGACCAACACGAAGACTAACCCTCTCCGAGGAAGGACGATGAGGGGAATCATAGACAGGCATATCGTAGACGCGGTGAAACTCACGGACGAGTTCGGACGGATTCATGAGAAGACTCCTAGTGTGTGAGAGGAATGGACTTAGTCCATATATATACGGATGAAAGTTCTATGGACGTGTAGCCCATATGAGATTGAAAGATCTCTGAGAGCAAAACCCATATGTGGACTCAACGAAGACCCCACAAGACTGCAATAATATCAACGAAAACGGCGAGTGAGGCGAAGAACCCGAGAAAACCGAGAATCTTCGAGAGGGAACGATAGTGTCTCGAAGACTTCTCAGAGACAAGCATCACCGCCTTGAAGAAAAACTCGCGGGAGAGAAGAAAGAACACAGCTGCGAGAAGCGCGAAGAGAACTCCAAACGCGACTAAGATGATGGAAGACATAAGAGACTACTCTCTTTCGAGGTTGACGACTTCGGAGTCGAAATTGACGGTTCTAGTGTGTAGATCGGAAAGCGGAGAAGAGACAAGACTCTCCAGAAAACCGGCGGGAAACTCGCACTGCTCCAAAGACACTCCGAGATCTTGAAGAAGCCTGAAACCTGCGTAGGAAGGCCTATACTCCCTCACATAGACGACACGGTCGACTCCTCGGGAGGCGATAAGCTTGCAACACTCCAGGCAAGGACTATCCGAAATGTAGAGAGTAGAAAAACCCTCACAGTCCTTATCTGCAAGAGTTAGAACGGCTTCCTCAGCATGAATGGTCCTCACACAGTGGCCATCGGACATGAGGTGTCCAGCCTCGTCACATTGAGGTTCAACACCCGAGTGATTGACGCCCCAACCAACAACAACTCCATCGATTGTCAGACAAGCACCGACTCTACGACGATCGCAAGAACCCTTCGAACTTAGGGCCAAAACCCCCGCACTCATCAACGCGTCATAGAAGACGTTAGGCGGAAAGTTGCTATATATATATGGAGTGGGGTGAGAGAGGTTGAGAGAATTAGGGCTCACAGTGTCTCCTCAGTGAAGCATTCTCTGAAACATATCTCTCCATATATCTCTTCTATAGTTAAGTTGAGTTTGAGTAGTGAGTTCATCGCGAGTTTCGGCTCGAGGATTTGAGTGAGGAGATCGCGAGAATCGAGTTCTGTGATTCCTCTCAGTGAAGTGAGGAGTTTGTCGTGAAGTTCGGGAGCGAGTTTTGAAGAGAGAACCTCCGCGACTTCTTCGAACTTGATCTTATCGTAGAAGAGCTTTTGAGCTTCGAAGTCAATCGAGTCGAGAAGATCGCTTAACTGTGAGAGTAAGACTTCGGAGTCTTTCTTCAAGAACGTGTAGACTTCGGAAGAGGGTGAGCCTACCGCGAGTTTGAGAACTCCGCCTTTGATCTTCGGAGACATCGAGAGTGTGAAGTCTTTAGAGTGAAGATAGAGTGTAGAGGGTTGAATGATGACTCTATCGAAGTCGAGGTTTTGAGGGAGTTTCGCTGCGAGGGTTTTGAGAACCCCGTAGACGGGAGCAGGACTTTCCCGAGGATAAGAGTCGAGAATGTTTCCCACCCCATCCGTGTTGAGGAAGACGACCTTCTCGCGATTCTCTTCGAACCAGGTTTTGAGAAGAAAGTCTCGAACCGTGACGGATTGCTTGCTCCAAAACGTTTGAGAAGCGTCGAAGAGTTTCACGAGAGAAGAAACGGCTTCGGAGTAGAAGTGGAATTGCTTCTCTCCAATGAGTGTGTCTACTTCTCCATTCGGGAAGGTTTCGAGAACCGTCAACTCTCCAAGAGACGCTTTGAAGACATCGTACTCCTTGAACTGATCGTATACTTCAGCGATATTCATGCTACCTCAATCCTCAATGATTTCGAGTTCTTCGGGTTCAAACTCCGAGGCGTTGTCGAGTTTGGCGAGGATTTGCTTCATTTGATCCTCTGTGACGACTTCACGAACCGCTTGAATGATTTGAGAGAGTTGAGCCATAACCTCGACCATCGAGGAGTCTTCTTTGGCCTCCTTCTCAAACTCGTGAAGCGTCTTGGCAGCGTCGAGACCGTCCTTCGCTGAAACGATTTGGGGGTTCTCGACCATGTTTTGGAAGCCGATCTGCATCATGGTCTCGGCGTAGGAGGAGTCTGTGACGAGTGAGTCTACCATCTTCTCGAGGCTTTGAGAGGCTTGAAGAGCTCTCTTCTCGAGACTCTTACGCACAATCCACGACTTTGGAGGCATGTGGTTGTGTACGTGGTTGTAGAGACTCTGGTAAGAGATACCTTCGCCGATCTTGCGGTATTCCTCATTTTGAGGCTCGATCATGCGAAGAATCTCAGTATAAGCGAGTCCGGACAAGACTAGAGTGTTGATAGTTCCGACGAAGTCTCGACCCTTCTTGCAAACCCGGCATCTAGGCTCATAGGTGAACTCGGGGTTGCCTCCGCCGAGTTTGACCGGGAGAGCTTCTTCGAGTGGAGTACCACCGAACACTTTATCGTCGTAAGTTGCTTTCATCGATCCTCCCTCGACTTCCCCCAACCACGCTTACGAGAGTTCGGGTTATAAGCCCTCGAGAAACTCCCGGAATAAAGGGAAGCTTCGGGGAAGCCGTTCTTGTTGTAGACCTCACGAGTTCTACGATACTCGATTTGGGTAGCCAAAAGGGTTCTTCTCTTCTCGGCTGTACGCTTCTCTGGAGGAAGATTGCGTCTCCACTCCACTAAGAGACCCTCAGTGAGGTCCTCTAAGTGTCCATCAATCCCGTATTTCATAACCCCAGCTCCTCGGCTAGAATACGAAGCCCCTCGGCGGCGACTTCCTTGATGTTGTATATCTTGTTGTACTTCAACCCTGTGAGAGTTGAAACGGCTCGAGAGTAGATGTAGACTTCGTTGACTGCTTCCCGATGAGAGTCATCGAGTTTCAAGACGCAAGCCTTGATGTCGAAGATCGTGAAGTCTTCGCCCAGGATGTTGAGAGAATAGCATCCCTCCCTCTTCGAGAGTTCCTCCCAAGCGAGAAGATTCCTCAAGCATCCTTCGAGAATCTTGAGTGCCTTAGTCCTCTCCACGACGGATCCTCCATTCGCGAATACGTTCGAGAATCCTCACAACCTGGCGGGTCTCTCTTTGAAGTGCATCCGCCTTACTCCACAGGAAGTAACGGAAGAAAGCTTGATAGCGTTCACTTTGAGACTCTCGAGAAGCTCTCGCGGACTTGTCGGTTTGAGTACCATCCATGTATCCTTCGTAGAAGCTATTCCATGAATCGTCGGCGATGTGTTTGGCGAAAGTAGCTTCTAGGAGAAGATCAGAGACACGCTGTGAGAGAATGATTTGCTCTCGGGAGAGTTTGAGAAGAGTCTCCTCAATGTCTTGACCTGTGAGTAGAGACCAATCCTCCTTCGGGTTGCCTTTACGGTCGAGCTCCCAAATGATTCGACCCTTCTCGTCTTTGAGAAGAATGCCGTTCGAGTTTACGGCGGGTTTACGAACCATCACGTAGAGGTCATCCAAAGCCGCTAGAGTGGATTCGAAGACATCTCCGATCATTCCATCCGAAGCGGCTTTGATTTGAGAGAGAATGGCTTTGTCATCTTGCCTCCAAGTGTAGGAGAGACGACGAAAGAGGCTATTCTTCCTGCGAAGTGAAGCGACTCCATCCGAGAGTTTCGTCTCGGTTACGTCAGAGTCGATGTCTTCCTGGTATTGCTTACGAAGCTTCTCAGCGATTTCTCCGTAAGGGTCTTTTCCTTCATCGAGTGAATTCATCCCACTCACCCTCCTTGAACCCTGTGTAGGCAATGGCGATAGCGTCGAAGACGTCGGGTTTGACACCCTTCTCTTCTTTGAGGTTGAAGATCTCGGAGACGCTCAGGCGAACATCGTCCTTGGAAGCGCGGTAGTTGCCTGTCACGAACTTCTTGACAGAAACGGCCGCGTACTCCTTGTACTTCCTCTCTCCGAGAATAGCGAAGGACCTCAGGAAATTCTCGGTTCCAAGAATGCGATCTCTTTGACCCATGTGTTGAGTGGGGACACGCTCAACGGCGATGGCGTCAATGTGTCCAATCTTCTCCTCGGCTCTATCCAGGAAGTTACGTAAGGCGACCATACCCTCGATCGTCTTCCCGTTGAGAGTCGTCTCTTTGAAGGTAGGAGAGAAGAGACCTGCTTTCACCAAGACACCACCCTCGAGGAAAGCGTACCCTACGTTAACCGCTCCTGGATCAACGCCCAGCACTAACACTTAGTTCTCCTTCTCTCTAAAAGGGAGTTCGTTTTCGAGAAGATGAGTGACCCAAGCCCATTTTTCGTAGACCGGATCGAGAAGTTCGGGAGTGGACTTGATGATGAACTCCTTCATGCGGTAGGGGTACTCGGTTTGCACCATGAGAATGATGCATCTCTTGAGGCCAAGCCAGTGCATGTAAGCGTTCATCTGGTAGACCCACTCCTTTTGGGGAGCGGACATCCTCATGAAAGTCGAGGAGGTCTTCGTCTTGATGTCGAGAAGAAAAGTCTCACCTGAGGGATGGTCAATGATGCCGTCAACATACCCTCTACCGTGAACCTCGTGGTTGTGGACCTCACGCTCGATGTTCTCGGGTTTAGCAAGTCCAGCTTGAATGAGTTGAGTTTGAAGAATCGCGTGGTAGGTCTTCCCGATGGAAGCGGCCATCTCAAGCCCCATACTACGATGTTGAGGCTTCACTTCTCCTAACCCGTAAGCCGGTGCTTTGGCCTCATAGAGTGCTTTGGCGGTGGGAAGACACTCCGAAGAAGGGTGAAAGTACTTGTCTCCGAGACCTCTATAGGGACCTGAGTCAACTGTTACGGTGTAGTGGTCAGGCCAATTGTCGGAGAGAATCGACTTCTCCAGGTAGGGAACGAGAAGTTCACCTCTACCAAGGGAGTCGAGTAGTCTAGTTCCAATCACTGAGAAACTCCTCGAGTTTGTTCATCTGTTCGAGAACTCTAGTCTTCATGGGTGGGGTCTTGTAGGCGTCGTAGAGTTTCTCGAGAAAGTCAACGACTTCAACGACCTTCTCTAGATCCGGCTTGACAGGTTTAGGTTGCTCTTTGAGAGAGAGAAGCTCGGAGAAGTCTCGGAGAGGGAGAGTGATCCAATCCGACTTCTTCGTCTGTGAGCCCTCCTCGTATTCGAAGCGGACGGGAAGTGCGAAGTTTTTACCCATCCCCCGCGCCTTCTCCTCCCAAGAGTCCAGGAAAACTCTCTCAAGGCTATACGACTTCTTTCTCGTAGCCTTGCAGTCGACGAGGAGGGGAAAGTTACTCTCCGTCCAATGCCCCGGAGTTACGCCGTCTCCTGGATCGTTGAATTGATTCCCTGAAGAAATAGTGAGAGAGAGGCCGAGTATTTCAGCGACCTCTCTCTCGTGTGTTTTCCAGTCAACTTCCGGAGTTGACCCCTGATTACTCATGTCCTAATTATATAGGAGTTCTTATAACCCATCAACCGGAAACCTGGAAAATTGTAGGATCTAGTCTTCGTTGAGTCGCTTCAAGAAGCCGGTCTCATCGAAGTCGGAACCCACAGCGTTATCGATATCGAAGGACTGGGCGACTCCTTGAATCTCGTGGCCTTTGAGCTTCGCGAGAACTTTCTCTTTCAAAGCCTCCTGGATCTCCGGATGCTCCTTCACGAAGAGAATTACATTGTCCTTGCCACGAATCTTACCACCTGGGAACTCGGGGTAGGTGTAGGTTCCTCTCGCCGGGTTCTCGATGACGTCCGCCAACATAGCCAAACGGGTGATCTCATCGAGGAAGTCGATTCCAAAGCCATACTTCGATTCGAGATTGTAGAACCAGAAGTAGGTCGAACGTCCAGGAGCGGAGAGAGAGTTCTTGTGAACCTTGGCAACAACCGAAAACCCCACCTGCAGGTCATCTCCATCGACCTTCTCGAAGACTTTGCCTTGACCTCTCTTGAGTTCAACACGAAGAGAGGCGGCGTGTTGCCAAGACTTCCCGCCCGGAGTCATTAGGCGATGGTAGCCGGACATGTCTTCACGGATCTGGTTGATACCAATCGTGCAAGTCTCGTACTTACCGGACATGATTTGAGCGAACTGCGAGAATCGGGTGATGGCAAGAGCGTTGCCACCAATATTCCCGATCTCAGCAGACTTGCCTGTGACCCTCTGAGAAGGAGTACCACCGATAGAGTCGAAGACGGCGATAGCGCACTCTCCAGTGGAAACGGCATCCGTGTACATATCGGTCGCTTGCTCTACGTGATCCGGAGCAACTACGATAACTCTCTCCCAATCTTCAACAAAGGCCTTCACCCAATCAGGAGTCAAGCGGTGTTCTGCGTCGATGTAGAGGCAAAACCTATCCGGGAAGAGTTTGAGGCAATTGTTCACCGCGTGGAGAGTGATTGTCGTCTTGCCTACGCCTGGGGCTCCAGCGAACTCTACGACTCGGTTGGTAGGTAGGCCTCCAACACCTGTAGCGTAGTCGAGTGCTAAGGAGCCGGTTGAGAAGGTACGGTAGGGTGGAATCTCGGAAGCGAGCATCGCCGACCTCTCACCGTAACGGTTTTGGAGTTGGGTCTTGAGTGATTCGAGTGTTGAAATACGTGCCATGAAAAAACCTTTTCTAACGAAAGAACTCGTGCTTGGGAGGAGTAGTGGTAGTACTCTCGATATCTCTCGTGTCTCTTCCCTATAATCAATCCACTAAATCGAGTGTTAGTTTAATAGGGTAGAGGACGAAAAACAGAAACCTAGTCCTGAAGGTAGTCAAGACGCAAGACTTCTTGCACCATGACACCCCGATCGAGTCTCTTGATTTCGAGAAGAACAGGTCGACCGACCTGGTAGAGAATCTTGTTCGGAACCCACTTGTTCGAGAAGACGGTCGCTGGGAAGACCTCCTCATTGTAGGTCACTTCGATGAAGGCCATCTCACCGTTTCGGGCTTGATGAGTGCGGAGACTTGAGATCATGCCACCGATTCTAGCCACCTCACCGACTTTGAGCTCATTCATCTCTCGAGGAGTCTTGAGTGCCATGGCGTCAAGAATGTCGAGATACTTTTCGAGAGGGTCTTGAGTAATGTAGTTTCCAGCGAGTTCCATCTCAATGTCGAAGATGACATTCTCGTCGGAGAGGTCGGGGACAAGAGAGTCGATCTTGTTCTTCTCATAGAAGTACCTGAGGAGTTCACTTCTATTCGGGTTGAGAGAGTCGAAGGCGCCGATCTTGATGAGATTCTCGACAACGGTCTTCTTCCGCCCACCTCTACCCGAGGTCTTAGAGAGGTAGTCATCGAGTGACTCATAGGGGCGATACTTGAGAATCTCCTTAACGGCGGAGGCGCCTACACTCTTGATGTCTCCAAGACCCCAGCGGATACCACTCTTGGTTAGGGTGAACCTCTCGTCGGACTCGTTTACGTCGGGAGGAAGAATGGGAATACCAGTGCGTCGAGCTTCCTTCACGTAGAGATTTGCTCTACTCGGATCGGTACGCATGAGAGCCGTGAGATACTCTCTCGGGAAGAAGTGCTTCTCATAGGCGCCCCACGTCGAAATCATGGCGTAGGCCTGCGAGTGAGCCGAGTTGAATACGTAGATACCCGCCTTCTCGAGCATCTTCCAACACTCATTGGCAACCTTCACGGGGTCACCTACGCACCCTTCGAGGAACTTGGGGTTCTTGACGCATCGCTCGATGAACTTAGGTTTCTCTTCAAGCATCTTCTCGAAGAGCATTTTACCCATGATCTTGCGAATGCCATCGGCTTCTACGAGAGAGTAGCCGGCGAGAACCTGGAAGAGCTTCATGACTTGCTCTTGGTAGACCGCTACTCCGAACGTAGAAGCGAGAACTTCGGACATAAGTGGGTGCGGAGTCTTGATTTCTTCCTCACCCATTCGGCGCTTCATGTAGACGTCTAGCTGGCCTGACCTCGTAACACCAGGACGGTTGACGGCGATAAGGTCGGCGATGTCTCTCTCGTTTTTCGCCTTGAAATCGGGGAGAAGTGACTTGAAGGAGGTCGTTTCAATCTGGAAAATACCAGTTGAGTCACCGCTGTTGACTTGCTCCCAAATCTCAGGTAAGGCCATCGTCTCTTCGGAGAGTTGATAGAGACGCTTCGGGTCTTCTTCTCCGTGTGCAAGCCTATCACACTCCATGAGAGTATCGAGATGGCGAATGCCGAGAATATCGTACTTGATGAACCCAAGTTTCTCAACGGTAGGTCCATCGAACTGCGTGACGATCTCGTTGTTCTTGACTCGGAGAGGGAGTTGACCGATCAAGGAAACGTCCGAGATTAGTGTCCCAGCGGCATGCTTGGAGGACTGGCGAACCATTCCCACCATCTCGGACATCTTCTCGAAGAGACGAGGGTACTTGGTAGCCCAGGAAGCGAGTTCTCCACCGGTTTCACGAAGAATCTGGTCCCAGGAGACTTCAATTCTCTCCGTGTCAAAGTCCTTAACCTCGTTGATGACTTCGGACATTTTGTTGACATCTTCGAGCGGGATTTGAAGTGCCCTACCGAGATCTCGAAGAAGACCACGAGCTTGGAGACGCGAGAATGTTCCAATACCGCAAACCCTATCACGACCGAAACGCCAAGAGAGGTACTCCTTGACTTGACCACGGTGTGATTGAGGGAAGTCGAGGTCGATATCCGGTAGACCACCGATTCTCTCCTCAACCGAGACCACTTCGCCTACGAGATCTTCACCGAAGTCTTTGTAGTCGATCGACTTCTTCTTGGTCTCCTGGAGTTTGATGCGATCACCGGGCTTGAGGAAGCGTGCCATCACTTCACTGCCATCCTCGAGGAAGGCTCTCTCACCGGGGCCAAGAGTTAGAGTCTCAACTCCAACGTCGATGTAGAGAAGTGAACCTCGCTGAGGATTGAGGAACCTCTCGAACATGAGACCGTATTTAATAGGGTCGATCTCAGTAATGTCGAGTAGGAAAGCTGTTAAAGAGCCTCCACCCGAACCACGAGCGGGTCCTACGAGCCAAGAAGACTTCTTGAAAGGAACGGTCGCTGGATTCTTAGCAAACTTACAATAGTCGGCTACAATGTTGAAGTAGCCAGGGAAGCCTTTTGCCAGAATAATGGAGAGTTCGTAGTCTAAACGCTCCCGGTAGTTCTCGAGAGTGTCGGGCATCTCAACACCGGCATCGAACTGCTTGACGATCTTCTCCTCGAAGCCGGACTCTACGTTGGAGAGGAAGAGTTGCTCGTCCTTAATAAAGTCCCCAGTAATGAGAGGCTCGTGGAGTTTCTTGCTAATTTCAACCCCTCTACACCTCTCGGCAATCTTGGAAGTATTCTCGATCGCTTCCTCGATGATGTCGTCACTAATACCGTGTCGATTCATCCAGTAGTAGATCTCGTCATCGTCCATGATCCAGGCGGCGGTTTCGCCTCTAGTGTCGAACTGGTCCTGGTTCGTAGACATTGCCCAGACGATCTGGTGATTCTCGAAGTGGCATCTCTCGGCGTAGTGGGCGTCATTCACTACGATGAGGCCTAAGCCGAGTTCACGAGCGAGACGAACCTTTCCATGATTCATCTTGGTGATTTGCTGGCTCACCTCGAGATCGTGAGGGTTCTTAGAGTCGATCATCTGCCACGTGTGGAGTTCGAGGAAGAAGTTCTCCTTCCCGAACACGCTGATGAACTTCGAAACCCACGCCTTGGCTTCCTCGTACTTGTCTTCAACGAGGAACCGTGCCGTGTTGGAGAGAAGACAACCATCAGAGGCGATGAGGCCTTCGCTGTACTTTCTAAGCATCTCCCAGTCGGCAAGGGGGCGGTAGTAGAAACCCTCAATGTAGGCGAGAGAAGAGATTGCCCAGAGATTTGAGAGACCTTTCGAGGTTTCGGCCCAAACGCAATAGTGAGAATTAAGTCGAGACTTAGCCTCTTTGGTCTCTTCGATGGAGTCTACGACGTAACCCTCCATGCCGTAGATTGGAGTGATGCCTACTTCTTTGCAGGCCTCTTCGAGAAAAATGTGGCCACTCACTTCACCGTGGTCAGTGAGGCCAACGGCCGTTCCGTTAATCTCCTTGACTCGATCGGCGATTTGCTTGATGGAAGCATACCCGTCAAGAAAGGAGAATTCGCTGTGTGTGTGAAGTGAAACGTACTTACCCATGCTTCCTCCTCAGGAAACCTACTCCCCGCCTACATTGAAGTGGACGGGGAGTAGGGGAGAGATTACTTGGAGCGGTATTCGCGGATCTGGTCCTGGAGAGAAAGGGAGCCAGCGGAGTTGGAGGAAGGCGCAGGTGCCGGATCACTGTCGGGTCCAAGATGCTTCTTGTAGTAGCCTTCGGAGCCGAGAATCTCGAGGTAATCCTGGACGGAGAGGTGGAAGAGCTTAGCGATCTTGTAGCGATCTTCAACCTTCTCAGGGTCGCGGAGTTCCTCAACTACGTCACACGGAACGATCTGGTACTTAGTGTCGAGTCCGTTACCGTGTCGGGTGATGGCGTAGTCACGGTCCATGATCGTTCCGTAACGGGCGAAGAACCCGTTGAGGTTGTTCCAGAAGTTCGTGAGAGAGTTCTGGACGAAGCCGACCTGGGGAACGGTGAGCTTTTCACCGACCTCAAGTTCGAGTCCAAGAGCCTTAGCCTTCTCAGCGACCTCACTCGTAACCTCGACCTCTTCGGTGACATCGGAGTACTCGAACTCTCCGCGAGAGATTTGCTTCTCTTCACGAAGAACAGCGAGAGAGATGGCAATGTCACGAGGACGGTAAGGACGAGTGGTGCCATCCGCGTTCGGCTGGACCATATCCTCGCAAATAGGGCATCGACGGTTCTTGTCGAGCTCCTTGGTGCATACGAAGGTACGACGCTTCCCGTCGTTGCAGGGGATGTACTCGTGGAGACCTACTACGATGGGGTCGTCCGAAAGATTGCGGAGGATCTTGAGGTCACCCTGACCCGTAGAGTCCTTCCAGTAGATCGTGAACCAGGAACCCCCTGAGTTCTGGTTAGTCGACTGGGCCGCTTTTTCAACTGCTCCGAAACCGCTTCTGAATGACATTGTGTTCTCCTAGGTGTATCTATGGGTAGGACTTTAGTCCGTACTACTAATTATATAAGAATTCCTATAATCCATCAACTGCTAGTTGCTTTTTAAGCCTCGCTTCACTTAGGAAGCTCACTTCCCGGTTTTCGAAACGCTTGACGACTTCTTCGGGAGGAAGTCCGGCAAGATCGTCTTCCTGACCTGTTTCGTTGACTACACTCACACTTGTATAGTCGCTTAGTCCTCTCAAGAGTCTCAAAGCCCCACTCTTGCCTGCTTGATCATCGTCAAACCATATGATGACCTTCGAGTAGTTTCGTAGAAGTTTGATTTGCTCGTCCGAGACTTTGGCCCCAAGCGTAGAAGCTAGTCTTAGACCAGGGAGTAGACCTTTCTCTTGGAGGGTTTCACCTACGAGAACCGAGAAGATTGACTCTACTACGAGGACTTCGTCGGATTCCTCACCACCCAAGTAGAGGACTTCACTCTTCGGGAACCCAGGCGAGTTCTGGTACTTGGGTTGGCTTTGAGGAGGAAGCGCTCTCTTTTGCCACCCAACCAACTCTCCGTTCCAGAAGAGAGGGAGGGTAATGCGGTTCGACTCGGGGTCATACCCTACTCTATGGCGAATGATGACGTCATCTGAGACGCCCCGGGAGGAGACGTAGGGGTGAATGAAGTTCCAACCATCGAGAATCTCGGGGGAGTAAGAGGGTAATATAGGTTTAACCCTATATTCAGGCGAGAGAAGTTTGTTGATCTCCTCAAGAAAAGACTTAGAGTCCTGGTCTTGAACGCCTCGAGAGAGTTTCTGGATGACTTTGACGGCACCCTCCCAGGAGCCTTCCAGTTTCTCTAGAAGCCAGAAAAGGTCTCCACCTCCGTAGGCGAAGCAGTGGTAGAGTTTGTCGTCAACGCTTAGACAAGCCGTAGGAGTGGAGTCTCCATGAGAGTGGTGAGGGTCAACTCGGTCGATGAGGCAACTGTGAATCAACTCATCGCCGTTGGAGGAGTGGGAGAGTGAGATGTTATCGGCCTGGTAGTAGTCGAGAACGTCTTCGGCGTCTATGTTCTTGACGACCTGCAGGTATTGCCTTTTGTTAGCCCTCGCAATACTAGAAAAGCCACTTCTCATTACTCTACTCCGGTCACACTTGCAATGGTTCCACGAGACTCGATCTTCGTTTGCCCCTTGAGACTCCAGTTTAGAAGCCACTCTTCGGGAGAACCACGACGGATACCGAGAATCTTGAGGAACATAGAGTTGTTCGTACGAAGTTCACGTGACTGTTGAAGACCAAAGACGATGTCAGCGAACTGCTCAATCGAGGAGGAGACAGCGAGGTTTTGCATGCCAAGCTCTTCGCCTTCTTGAACGGAGGCTCGGTTCAACTGGACCGCCATGATGGTCGGGAACATCGACTCTTCGTCTTCAGAGATTGAGGACTTGAGGTCTTCCATGATCTCTTCGTAAGCGGAACGACGGTCTCGATAGTCTCGTCGAGGCTTGATGAATGAAAGCTGGTCGATAAGAATGATGTCCGCCTCAACCTCTCGTGCTCTATTCACGATGGACTGGACGGTTCGATCATCTCGAGTAGGCTTCTCAACGTAGAAGTGTCCAAGAGAGGCGAACTCTTCCTGGGCTTCTTTGAGGTGGAGAACTTCTTCACGAGTGAGGTTGCCGTTGCTAATACTCGTCATGTCCAAACCGCTAATGTAGCCATCAAGGCGATCTTCCATGTCCGGAACGGAGACCTCCATGGAGACGAGAAGAGGGGTGAGACCTTTCTTCCTCGCCTCAACCGCCGACTTACAGAGGAGTTGAGTCTTACCGGTCTTGGCGTAGGCGGAGACGACAGCGAGTTCACCTGGACGAATGCCACCGATGTGCTTGTCAACGTCGGGGAGGCCAAGACCAAACGGGTCGGGGTCGAACTCGGAGACTCGGGTAGCGTAACGTGATTGTCTCTCAAGAACATTCGAGGAGATGTCGGAGCGGTTCTTCCTCTCCGTCACCGAAGCGAGGACTTCCCAGAGTTCCTGGTAAGCCTCACGTGCCGATTCGAGTGGGAGTTCGTCTAGGTCTTCGGCGGCTTTACGGAGAACATTCTGGACACGAGTCCTCGTGAACCTCTCCTGGAGTTTCTCAACGACCCAAGTCAACGACTCTTCGGGTTCAACAACCTCGATAGAAGGGAACTCTTCGAGAAGGACCCTTTTGGTCGGGGTTTTGAGAAGTGAGGAGTCCTCCCAATACCGCTGTGAGAACTCGAAAGCGTTCCGGTAGAGAGGGTCGTAGATGTGTTCGGGGCGAATACCGAGGTCGAGAATACGGCGAAGATGTCCTTGCTCGATGAACCCGAGTAGGGACTTGTCTAGATCGATCAAAAGATCGGCCTCCTTTCGCCTGAGAGAACCTCATTGATTTGCTTTGACCCCATGCTAGGACCTCGGTGAGTTTCCGGGGCTCGGAAGTCTTCGATATTCCACCAAATGCCTTTGTTCTTCTCGAAGATCAACGAGAGAACCTGGGGCGGGTAGATGGCTTCAAGGTCTTGCTTGGACTTGTTAGTGGTGATGAGTGTGGTTTGACCCGCCTGGGTTCTTCTTCGAAGAATCGTCTCAATGACTTCCTTCGCATGAACCGTCTCACGTTCACGTCCTAGATCGTCCAGGAGAAGAACCTCGGACTTGAATGTCTTCTCTTCGAAGAATTCTCTCCTAGCGTAGTCATGGTAGCCGTTGTCGAAAGTCTCGATGAGTTGGGTTGCAGTTGAGGAGTAGCAGGAGACACCGGATTTGACCAGGTCCTTGAGGAGAAGGGAGAGAAGCATCGTCTTACCAACACCAACTCCACCGCCGAAGAGGAGGCCCAACCCTCGAGAGATTAACTCCTTGAAGTTGTCTCGGAAGAGAATAGCGGTTTCGAACGGGCCTCTCTCCTCGGAGGTGTAGTCCACCCAATCGAGACGCTGGTAGGTGGAGCCGATGTTGGAAACGCTGTAATGCTTCCAGAGTTGCCATTGGAGTTGGCAATCGCACTCGTAAACGGTTCCACGAAACTTGTAACTCTTCTCACCTCCACAGGTAGGGCAAAACTCGTCAGGGTCTCTCAAGAATCGAGGATCCGTAGAGGCAAGGTAGGAGACTTCACTATCGGTGAGAAACCGATAGCGGAGAATCTCTCCTTTGATTGACCTCATTAGAACTCCTCGAAGATGCCAGAGACGACCGGCTTCTTGGCCTGCATAGAGACCACGCCTGTCTCGTAGTTGACTTGAGTGGTCATATCGCGGTATTGACTCTCCTGCCAATCCGAGTTAGCCTTGAGAAACCATCCGGGGTAAATCGGACGATCGCCATCGGAGTAGTGTCGATAACCGGAGTCACGCCAGAAAATCCACTTGAGGAGGAGCTTAGGAGAGACGTCTCTATCCTTGAAGAGTTCGGTTTTCTCGAGACGGAGTACGGTGTTCCAGAAAAGTCTAGCGAACTTGAGCTCTTCCTCACGAGGAATAACCCTCTTCTGGTACGTCAAGCATAGCCAGGTGTAGTACTCTCCGAGACGACTCTTGTCGAAGTCCTCGACTCGAAGCGAGTACCTCTTCTCAAAGTTGTCAAGCTCTAAGAACTTCATTTGAACCTCCTGAAGTGTTAAAATGTGTCAGCGCCAGTTATCGTTCTTGTAGAATCCGTCGTAGACCTTGTTGGAATCACAAGAGAAGACGAGAAGCTGTGCAATACTAGTCCCTCTACGAACGTAGAGAGGGATACTTGGAGTAACCGTCATTCCAGTCGAACCCGAGTAGCCGGAATCGTAGAGGCCTGCCTCACCGGAGGCACCTGACTTGAAGAGAGTAGAGCGTAGAATAGAAATAGCGCATAGAGAACTCGTCAAGTGCACTTTCTCGTAGAACTCTATCTGGTAAGTCTTGTGGGGTTCAAGTTCGAGAATATCGTCGAACTCCACTTCAACGAACTCCGGGAGAATACGCTCCTCCTGGGTCAAGTCGAGGTGTCCTCGGATCTCATACACTCGGTGAATACGGAGGTCAATCGAGTTGCAGGAGATGTTCTCCTGGAGAAGATCGGTGACCACCCCTAGGGTGGCGAGACGTCGTGGGTTTAGAATCGCTGTGGTCACGAGAGTTCCTTCTCAACTACGGCGATAGCCGCTTCGAGACTCTTAAACGCACTCTTGAGGTCGTCTAGAGGCGTGTTGAGAGGAATCGTGGTTCTTACGACGGTCGGGTTGTTGAGCTTGATGGCGAGGATCAAGTTCTCTTCACGAGCGGTTTCGAAGAGCTCCCAAGCCGCTTCCTTGCTCTTGAGACGAAGAGCGAGCATCAGGCCACGTCCGTTGTATCCCTCAACAACGTTCGGATACTTCTCCGCCCAAATGCGGTATTGAGCCGTCATGAAGCGCGAACACTCTTCGACGTTCTTGAGTAGCTCGGGGGTGACCTGCTTGAGGATCTCGAGTCCTGCGGCACATACGATCGGGTTACCACCGAAAGTAGTCAAGTGGGAGAGGGGCGGGTCCTGGAGTTTCTCGAAGTTCTTCTTCGAAGAAATGACCGCTCCGAACGGAAGACCACCGCCACCGGCCTTACCAATAGTCGTGATGGAGGCCCGAACGCTGTAGGTGTCCTGTGCGAAGAATTGCCCGGTACGACCAAACCCGGTCTGGACTTCGTCAACTACGGTCATGATGTTGTTCTTATGACACCAGGTGAAGAGCTCATCCACGAACTCTTGGGGTAGAGCCCTACAACCACCCTCACCCTGGACGAGTTCAACAAACACACCACCCAGGTTTTCGAGGAAGTTGGGTTCGAGTTCCTCGATTTGGGTGAAGAGAGGCTTGAAGGGGTCAATCCACCGAGTGCAAGAGTCGTCTACCCCGAAGCCTTCACGGTACTTGGCGTTCCAGGTCAACTGCATCGGGCCATAGCCGCGTCCGTGGAAAGCCTTCGTCAGTGCTATGACGTTCTTCTTGCCTGTGATCTTGCGGACCATCTTCAAGGCGAGGTCGTTCGCCTCCGACCCGGAATTCTGGAAGAAGACTTGGCCTCCTTCACCCCACTTCTCAACGAGAGCCTTAGCGTACTCGACCTGGGCGGACTGGACGTGCTCTCCGTAGACTGTAGTATGTCCGTAATCGAGTGCCTGTTCAACAATCGCGAAGGTAGCCTTGTGGTTTCTCGCTCCTAGGGAGTTCACTCCAATACCGGAGGTGAAGTCGAAGAAGGGTCGAGTCTCTCCAACACCGGAGAAAGAGCCGTACAGGTACGGGCCTTCCGCTTTCTCTACAACGAGTCCGTAGGGGGATGGGGAGGTTTGAGCCACGTACTTTCGGAAATCTTTCTGAATGGTCACTTAGATGCTCCTAACTGTGAGTTGCGGAAGATGGAGAAGTTGAAGGGTTCTACGGCACCGTCATGGGTCCAATTCGTAGTGGGCTCCTGGGATTCGCCGATGAGACAAATGCGTGTAGGTTTCCACTTCTCAAGAATTTTAAGAACCACTTCGTCCTTGAGTCGTTCTTCTGAGGCGATCGAGAGTGTAGAGACCCAATCTGGATTGAAGTCGTGGTAAGGTCCATCGTGGACGGAGAGTGTCGGGATGACGAGGGCACTCGTACCAGGAAGCGGGAAGATTTGACGACTAGAGAAGAACGGGAACCGTCCGGAAACCTCTACGCCTGTCGTAATCGTCCTAACGATTGCGTTGTCTTCACCCTTCCACGGATGCTTAAAAGACCCTGCGACAGGAATGAACTCCGTGAGAGGAGCATCTGAGACGATGATCTTAGTATTGAGGCAACCCGAGCCACCCTCTACGGAGACGTCCTCGGCGAGGCCTTCAATCACCTTGACGTCCTTGAGATCCTCCGGAGTAACGTAAGCAACCGAAAGAGCAGGTCCATAGAAGGTAATCTTGCCGTGGAACTTCTCCTGGTAGAAGTCGAGAACCTCATGAGAGCCATAGAGGATGAGGCTATCGAGGTCTTCGAATACGAAGGTCTCTCGATTGTACTCTTGAATACCGAGCTTCTTGAGGAACTTGCCAAGCGATTCTTTGTCCTCGTAGTCTCGACTCACTGAGACACGGAGTTCGTCCGAGAAGAGGAAGGGGAAGAAGAGGGACTCATAAGGTGTCGTCGATCCGGTGGAAGCCAGGACTACTCCGACTTTCGTGGAGACGAGTTCAAGTCTCATTCCCTCTACGAAGTCGAAGACGTAGTCCGCAGCACTACCCCCGAGATAGTTCGAGACCTTCTTGGCCACTTTCCTGGGAAGGAGGTCAATGGCCTTGAGATACTTCATCGCCTTCTCTTGAAGTGCATCTTTGCGTAGGTAACTCATCGCCTTGCCCTTTCGGCTGAAATAGAACAACCCTTCATACTAGCCCCTGGGAGCCTCCCGAGTAGACGAATGTGATTCTTGTCTACTAGTTCGGCTCGGTCTTGAGTCTTGAGAGCGACACAAGTAGAGTAGAGGCCCGGGTCGAAAATAGTCAACTGGTTCGTCTCGTCGTCGATTCTAACCTGGACCCAATCCGGAATGCGGAAGACCGAGTCGTTGCCTGTTCCCCAGAAGGGAGAGTTGAGTTCGGACATTCCGTACTCGGTTATGAACTCGACTTCACCCTTGTAGGAGAAGGTCTCGTCGAAAAGCTTGACGAACTCTTCCCGTGTGTAGTTTCGGGTGATACCCTTGTAGCCTCCAGTGTCGGTGACGATTGGGTTCTCTCCGAGGAAAGGCTTGAAGCCAAGTTTGCGGATCTCCTCCATGACGATGATGAAGAGGTAGGAGATCCCGTAGAGGAAAAGCCTGTCACCGTTAAGAGACCGACGAGTCATCTCGATAACAAGGTTGGCCAGGTTACTAGCCACCTCGACTGTCACCTGAGGAGCCTTAACAAGTCGAAGAATATTCTCCGGCTTGAGCTTCTCACGAATCCCTACGTCGAACATGTAGGCCAGAGACGAGTGAGTCCATTCACTAGGAGTAGGAATGAAGGCAACAGCGCTTAGATGGGGAATATATCCGTAGATCTCATAGAATTGCTTAGAGATAGTCCTGTCATAGACCATGGTGTCCTCAAGCGGGGTTCGGGAGGAGTTACCTGAGGTACCCGAAGACTCCCAAACCTTCACGGGTTCGAACCATCCGGACTTGACGGGGAACTTCGACTCTTTGTAGATCTCGATGGGGATCGGGACAATATCGTCAACAGACTCCCACTGGGAGGCATCCTCCCCTTTGAACTCAAGAAACTTCTTGTAGTAGGGGTTTAGTTCGGCTTGAATCTTCGCCATCTCGAGAATGGTGTCACTTGTGTGAAACAGGTTGAGAGACTTGAAGGAGAGTTCCTTTAGCCATTCGAATTCGCTATTCATCGTCCTCGCTCCGTTCCCCAAATCGCTACGTGGACCCTCATCGAGAAGTTATATCCGAATTCGAGTGCCTTGTCGATGATGAGTTTAGCGTGTTTCTGGCAAGCCTCATGCGTTACACCCTCAGGCATAATCCAGACGCTTCTAGGACTAATGCCGACAGAGCGGCAAAACTCGCGAACTTCGTCGAGGTCTTCGAGAGAGGCACAAACGAACTTGAAGTCCGCACTACGAGAGTTGAGCTCCTTGAGAACCTCAGGCCTAAACCGGACTCGAAGAGGGTTCCCAGAATTCTCGAGTTTCGGAGAAACAGAGAAGAAGACGCGGAGGTCGTCATTGAAGTGCGGGGGCTTGAGGACCCCGGCCGTTTCGAACTGGACCAAGCATCCCTTAGAGAGGAGAAGGTTGACGAGACCTTGAATCTCGGACGCCTGGAGGAGAGGTTCCCCACCTGTGAGAACGACGAGGTCACCTAGCCTAAGTCCGAGACTATCAAGCTTTTCGACAACCTCCTCGGAAGACATTTGATGCTCTTCGAGAACCTGGTTGTACATGACCCCCTCACGATGCTTCTTCGCCTTGTTCTCGGTGAAAGCCCAGGTGTAGGGAGTGTCACAGAAGGAGCATGCGAGGGGGCAGCGAGAGGTTCTCACGAAGAAGGCTCGACGACCCGTGAATCGCCCCTCGCCCTGAATCGTAGGCCCGAAGACTTCGTTAATGTTGAGGGTCATAGTAGTTCTCCTTCCTTAAGTTGTGTCTTGAACTTCTTGAATCCGTACTTGTCGAAGAAGTCGTTGAGGGCGTCGATGTCGATCTCACCGGGGAGAAACTCACAGCTACTAAGAGGGAAGTTGGAGTAGGTTGCGAGTTCTCCACTCAACTTGATGAGCCGGTAATTAGTGCGGACTCGCTCGACTTCCTCTTCAGTGAACTTATCGTATTCTTCGAGAAGAGCGTCGAGATCGCCGTACTCTTCGATAAGCTTCCTGGCTTTGGCGGGGCCAATACCCTTGATTCCTGCGATGTTGTCGGAAGAATCACCGGTCAAAGCCCAAATCTCAGGCATACGACGAGGGGTGAGGGGAAACGCGTCAGACTTCTTCTTGTTGAAGGTCGTCTCCGGAGCCTTACCCATGGAAGGCTTCACGACGGTGATTTTGTCACTGATGAGCTGGCGAAGATCGTGGTCTGTGGAGACAATCACCGAAGGAACACCGAGTGCCTCTGCGTTGAGTGCCGCTGCCGCCATAATATCGTCGGCTTCGACGTTCTTCTCGCGGTAGTGTCGTACTCCCAGGAGACTAAGAGCTTTCTCCAAAGGACCGAACTGGGTGAGAACCCCGTCCTTCTCCGAGTGAACTCGATTCCCCTTGTAGTCCTGGTCGAGAGAGGAGCGATACTCACTCTTACCCCAGTCAAACGTCCAGAGAATGTGGGTCGGCTGGAAGATCCGGTAGTACTTGAAGAGAGAAGAGAGTGCTCCGTAGACGCCTCCGGTCAACTCTCCGTCGGCGTTCTTCAAGTACTCATATCCATCCTCGGTCTTCCAGCGGTGGGCAAAGAAAGCTCGAATGAGAAGGTTGTTCCCGTCGAGAATCAGGAGAAGAGGATCTTTACTGGCGGCCATAAGTCCATCCGGAATCTTCCAGGGTCTGAGCCCTCTTGAGTGCTTCAACGTCTCCAACGGCATCGAAGTAGAGAATAAGGTTGTGAAGAGACTTTACGGCCTGGTCGGCGAGAGGCTTCCATTCGAACTTGAGTGCGGGCCAATTCTTGTCACCCGAGTCTTTAACTGACTTCCAGGCACTGAGATTGAGTCCAGCGGCAAACGGGGCGGTAGTATCGTTACTACGAAGGTTTGCCGGAACCTTCTCCTCGAACTTCTTGTAGAGGGAGAACTCCCAGAGAGTGTTCATTCCCAGGAGGTGAATCTCCTTCTTGCAGGTCGCCTGGAAGTCTTTACTAAAGAGGAAGGCGGCACGTCGACGGGAATGCTCCCAGGACTTGTGGCTCGTAGAGAAGGACGGGAGCTCAATGTCGGTCGGGGTCTCGAACAGGAGATCGTACGGGATGCCAATCGTCGTGACTCGGTCGTCTTCTTCGTACTCTCGGAGAAGTTCGAGAACTTTGTCTCGGTCGTTTCCCTGAAGAACTGCCATGATTCCGGTCCCGTAAGGGATCTGGTTGTTGGAGTCGTCCAGGAAGGTGAAGGTACGCTCTCGGGTCTTCTCGAGGTTTCCGAGAACATCTGGGGCAATGACCTCGTAAGGCTGAATCTCAGAGATCATATCGAAGAAGCGAGCTCCGTAGAATCCCTCTCCGAGTTCGTCCGCTCCGTTGTCGAGGATTAGAGGAGCGGTTCGGTTCTCGTGGAGGCTTTGAGTGAGCTTGAGAGTGCGCTTCTTGTACTCCGGGGATTGCTCTACGAGGTGTGCGAGAGCGTAAGACATGGAACCGAGGTCCCAATGTTGCGCTGCGAAAGGTGGGTTAACTGCTGCTTTCATATCAACTCCTTACTAATATTATAAGTTTTCCTATAAAAGACTTCAACTGGAACAGGTTTTTAGGAACGTCTTTTCATGTTCAGGATTGAACGGAATTGCCTTGGGAAGGTTGAAGTCTACACACCACTCCTCGATAGGAGCTCGATCACCACAGGCATGATCGAAGAAGGCTTGAACGAAGCGGAGACACTCTTTGAACTCTTCCACGTCAACCGTACCCCAGAAGAAACGGAACTCAACTGTGCCATGCTTACGAAGACTACGAAGGTTCACTCCCGTCCTAGGCGTAACTGAGTAGGTGCGACCCTTTCCGTTCTTATGTCTCGGATAGTGGGCTTCTACGAGTTCGTCAATCGTCTCTGCCTTGAGAGCCTCCTCCACGCAAACAGCGGGAACAACCCGATACATCCAGGAGTTGACCTTCCCGCGGTAGGACTTCCAGTTCTTAACCGACTCCTCATCAAGTCCACCGGGGTTAGGGGTAGGCGAGAGGTGGTACTTGACGAAGTCCTTGATCTCAACGGAGTAGGTGAGAATTTGCTTCGCTTCCTCCAAGGTCACTCCACCGATGTGAATGTGGGTGAAGGAACGGTAGTTGACTCCGGGGTTACAAACCGACTTGAGAGTAGTGAAGTTCTCCACCAACTGGGAGGCGGTCAGGGTCGGAACCATGCAAATCTCACCGCCCATGTGGGTGTGGCCATAGGCGGTACCATCTAGGTTGCAGACGTCGGTCTCTTTGCCATCGAGTACTCCTAAGTAGCCTGGAAGTTCAATGCGAGTATCCCAGTCAGTCCATTCGAGTTCGGCTCCCCAGGTGTTGATCATTAGATGCGACCTCTCTTGAAGAGTTCGAGAACCTCATTGCGAGAGTTGATGTCGAAGAAGAAGTCGCCCTCCATGCAGGAAGTGACGGTGGGAGCGGAGGAGCTAACACCACGAGTACTCATGCAAGTGTGAGTGCCTCTCACGATGACGGCAATATCACTTGCGCCTACCATCTCGCGGATCTGTGCCGCAACTTCGTTCGTGAAGTCCTCCTGGAGAAGAGGAAGGTTACCGATCGTCTTCACGAGTCGAGCCAACTTCGAGAGACCAACCGCCCTACCACCGGGGACATAGGCGACGTCCACATCGTAGATCACGGGGAGGAAGTGGTGGGGGCAAAGACCTGAGGCCTTGATTCCGGACTGGGAGACAATCCCGTGATAGTCGGATGGGAAGGAACTCAACTTGTAGCGGTAGAGTTCATCGGCTACCTTGTCGATAGGACGGAAGTGGCCGAGAAGGAAGCGGGAAACACGTCCAGGAGTCCCAGCAAAGTTCTCATCCTCAAGATCGCAGTGAAGACCCTTGAGAACCTCCGTCATACCCTTAGTAGTCTCTTCGAGCCTCTTGTCTTCGTCAGAGGAAAGAGTACAATCCTCGCAGAGGAAGAAGACTTCCTTGTCGGTGTAGACGTGAGGGGCCATGTAGGTACCCGAGTTGTGGATGAGGCTATTCACCTTCTTGCCACTTTCCAGGAGCTCGTCATCGGTCTTACGGCAAGAGATGCAAACTCCGGAGGATTTCTCGATCTTCTTGAGTGCTCCCGCCGTGTAAGAGAAGAGAGTAGAGTTCATGTTGTGTTGTCCTAGTTAGAAGTAGTTGTCGTACGAGGTGTGGAAGTAGATTTCATCGCCTTCGAGATCGTGAATGCGCTCTACGAACTCTTCCACGAGTTCATGCACGTCCTTGTCCGGATCAGTGATGAAGACGTAGGGAGAGTACTCACCGCTATCAAGAAGGAATCTCTCCTTGAAGGCTTCGTCGAACTTCTCCTCGACCTTACGATGAAACTCTTTGTCCTGGGGTCGTACGCCGTCATCTTCGAGTTCGAGGAAGGAAGGCATCTTTTTCAGGACTCGGAAGGTAAAGAATTCACTCTCTTCCGCTTCGCACTCGTCGATAACCGGGAGAGAAACCTCACCACCCTCGGTTAGTTCGGCATAGACCCTCTCGTCAATCGCACAACGATCCGAGATGAGGAAGAGAGGGTCACGGAACGAACCGTACTCGTGGATCTTCTCGTTCCTCTTGGTGGAGCAAGCGGCGGGTAGAAGAGCTTCGCCCTTCTCACCGTTCTCCCAACCCTGCTCCTTCATGACTTCACGAGTGAAGGACGGGAGAATCTCCGGCTTCCTCTTCGGATAGAGTCGCTCAAGCTTCCGGGAGAGTTCCTTGATGAAGGTAGTCTTCCCGGAACCATGCACTCCCGAGACACTAATGGCGAACATTAGGAAAGCTCCTTGAGGTTCTCAAGCGTCGACTTGATGAGAAGATAACGCTCCTCACTAAGACGTCCGCTGTTGTATAGATTCTCCGACAACTTGAGAACGAGCTCCTCGGAGAAGTCTCGAATGTTCTTGTCGGTGCGTGGGATGTCGGGCGCTACACCCTCGCTATCCTTGAAATAGCCGAGGTTTTCGGCGGCTCGAACCCAGGAGCTAGACTTACCGAAAAGTCTAGCAACTTCTTGAGTCTTCATTCTATCACTCCCTGATAACAAAACGAGGGGAAGACCAATCCCCGGGCTTGACAAAGGGTCGAAGCTCCTCAATACTAATGGAGCCCGACTCGATTGCCTGGTCAAGTTTTTCGGAAGACAACGTGTAGGAGACGGAGGCGGGGATCTCAACCTTGTCGAAGAGAAGATCCAGGTTGTCCTTGAAAGCCTCCTTGAGACCTTCCGAGTCGATAGTCGCCTTCTTCCGAGCCCCACCCTCTCGACAGAACTTGACTCCATCGCTGGAAACAAGACGTCCAGGCATCTGGGACACCGGAGTGTCACTTTCGACGCCCACCGACTCGAACTCTTCGTCAAGGCTTGAGAAGACGTATTGACGGAGGAGTTCCTTCCTGGCCTGGAGTGCGTTGAGGATCTTCTCGGAGCGGTGGTATTCGGCGGCGAGAAGATCAACTTCCTCCTGGGTGAGCTTACGAGGCTCATCGAGGGTGAGGTTCTCGAGAAGGTTCTCTTCGTAGTCGAGGAGTGCCGCGGAGAGACTTTCAAGAGCCCCGGACTGGAGTAGTTCCGTGGTCGTCTTCTTGAAAGACTCGATAGCGGCCTTCTTCGTCTCCTTCTTGGCCTTCTCAGGCTTCGAAGAAACGATCGTGGTGAGGATCGTAGCGAGTTCTTTGTTTGACATGATTGCCTCCTGAATGGCTTATAGGCTTCTCCTATACCATTATTTTATAGGAAACCCTATAAAAGGTCAACTTGAAAGGGGACGAAGTTGTTGCGTCAACATAGAAGTCAACTCTTCGACGGTGGGCTCAATGAGAGTCTTGGAGAGATGGTCGACTACGAGACGAAGTTCTCCATCCTCAGGAACACCATTCCAGGAGGCACCGGCCGAACAACCCGGCTTGACCCAGGCCTCTCCATTCACAGAGATAGTAGCATTGAGTGAGACATCCACTCGAACTTGCGTAATCTCCGCCATTTTAGTCCCCGTAAGTTGCCATTGAGGTCGGAGTCTCGTAGAGGTGAACCCTCTTCACGCGAACTTCGCCCTTGTTGAGAAGGTTACTCATCCGTCCGAAGATGAAGGCGGCGAGGTTCTCAGCGGTAGGAACGAAGGAAGAAACGGAGAGATTCCAGTTGTGAGGAGTGTCCTTGAGCTTGAGAACCCAATTCTCCTGGTCGACCCCCTCGATCTTGTCCTCACCGGATACGTGACTAATGCGGTAGGTATCGAGAACTTCTCCATCGCCTACGTAGATGAGGGTACCATGGTCGAAGAGGTCGTGAATCTGGGTCTTCATAACCTCCTTGAGGTCGCCGAAGTCGATGACCATCCCCTCGGAGGAGTTGTCGGGGTCGTCAACGAGAGGACCTTCGACCTCAACGAGAAGACGATAGCGATGGCCGTGGGGGTTACGGCACTTCGACTTGTGGTTAGGGACGCGGTGACCCATATCCCACTCAACTTCCTTGGTAACAGTGAACTTTCTCATGTTCTTCTCCTAGTTGGTGAATTGTGAACTTGTACAAACTTTATGTGCGTCCAGGTCATAGCGTGGCTCTACGAGTCTAACACCTCTCAACTTCAACGAAGAACTAAGAGGAGACGAGTTAGCCTGACCAACAACGCTTAGAACTCGCGGGTATTTGCGGTCTAGAGAGGACCAATTAGAGCGAATCGCATTCCAGTAAGCCTGGTCTTCTCTAGAGGGGTAGAGTTTCCCTACCTGGACACGTTTCTTCCCGGAGAACACGGACAGCGTAATGTAGTTGAGTAGAGGCTTGTTCTTCAATTGTCTCTCTTCGGTCTTCTTAGAGAAGCCATCTACGAAGACATAGAAGTGACTCCTCTCAGCGAGGGAGAGAGGCTTTCTATCGAGTCCGGAGGCAACGTGCTTGAAGGTTAGGCTCGGGATGCCTTCTTCGAAGAGAAGATTGGCTACGTCTTCGAAGTGTGCTACGTCGGTGTAGAAAGGAGAAAGCTTTGTGCTTCGAGTACGACACCCCTCAAGGAAACTTCTCCTCGCGTGGAAGCCGAGTTCGGAGATCTGGATCCCGCTGTACTCGTAGACATCTTGGAGAATAAGGGTAGGTGTCCCAAACTTTCTCTGCAAAAGAAGGGAGGCTTCGGGTAGACAAGCGAAGACTTGGAAGGTTCTCACGGTGGAGACCGAAGGAACACTAATGCCTGAGACGGTGAGATCCTCGTTTAGACACCCGAGTTGTCCGAAGAAAGTGGTTCCATCGGAGAGTTCTTCATTGAGCTCACTAGCCAACTCGGGTACCCAATCAGCGAGATCGACTCCGTTGCCGGTCTTGAGAGTGACGACTCCCTCGGATTTCTCAACGAGGACGCCTACTCCGTAGTACCAGGGAGTAAGAACCCACCCCTCTCCGGGAACGGAGTCCGTGGCCATTCCTGGCACTCCGACGACTTGGTAGATGTCTCTCATACCTATATTTTATAGGATTTCTTATAAAGAATCAACTGGGAGTGCGCTCTACGGGACTCGAACCCGTACGCCATAGGCGGTGGATTTTAAGTCCACTGCGTCTGCCAATTCCGCCAAGAGCGCAACTTCCCCAGACGCTGAGCACCGAACGTCTGGGGAAGAGTACCCCCACCGGGACTCGAACCCGGAACTCGCGGATTAAAAGTCCGCTACTCTGCCAATTGAGTTATAGGGGCAAGTTCTCACCGATGCGATTAGCACCCTCCCTCATCAGTGAGACCAAGCAGTATACGTCGTATCACAGCTAGCAGCCGAAGGAGCACAAGCCTAATCAAACGTGATGCCGCTTTTGCACAACAGTTACAGCCAGACATGCCAGTTTGGCTCAACCTTGTCACGCATCTCAGAGTTTGTTAAAGAACCCTTCGTAGTTGGGCGAGACGGCACCCAACTACCAGAACTGGTAATAGCAATCTTCATGTAGCGTCTACCCTTACCATCACCAATAACTATACCGATACTAAAGGTTCTCAAAAGGGACAACTACTTCGCTAAACTTGATTATCATGGTGTCTACACCTTTCACAAAACGAAGTGATAGTATGTCAGGAAAAGGTTAAAAATAGCGGATGCCGCATAAAAGACCTTCTCCCAGTTACGAGCAGTACCGTCTTGGCACTTAACAACCAGGACAAATGCCCAGATAGCGGCACTAATACTACACAGGATGACTAGAATCAATTGCATAGTGATATTCACCTACTATATTCGATAATCGAAACGTGATAACCAAGCCTGTCAACGCGTAGAATCTCTAAAAGAAACTCATAGGGGCTATATTTCTGCCCAGCCTCATCAACCCATTCCCCATCTAGCCAGGTGTAGCCACTGTAGAAAAGAGGTCTGCCCCTCATACTGATAAGTGTTCCAGGTTCTAGAAGCTCCCCGTATACAGTCTCTTTCAACTCATGGGTATCCGGGTTTTCTACGTGAATCTTCGTAAGCTTAATATCATATATCCAACGATCATACTTATCGTGAAGCCTATCTAGTACGTCTTCTTTCTTTGTTTCATTATGATTGATCATGGCAGCACCCTCCTACTAGAATTCGTAGACTGTGACTTTGTGCCACCCGTCGTACGAGCGGCTACGAATGAGCTCTGCGAGACCTTCTGAATCATGACGACTAGCGTTACTAGAAACCCAGTAGTTCCCTACAGTACGGTCACCTTGCACAGACATGTGAGTGGCTTCACCGTCGTCGATGACACAGCGGTGACTTACGAAATCATTGAGATTATAAATGACACCGTCCCTGTCTCTAATCTCAGCGCCCCTCAACTCACACTCCGCTACCTCTTCGAGTTCGATGCCGAGCATAGGTGCAAGGGTCTCTAGGAGACGACTTACGAGTCTCTCGAATTCTTCATCGGTGATCATCAGGCTTCCTTCGTCTCAACGAGTTTGTACTTGGCAATACCCCATTCGTCTGGGGTACGGTAGCCAATCCGTCGCGCTCCACGCCACGCATCTGTTTCCGTGGGGTAGGCATGGACGGAAGGCTTGGTCGACGAACCACCGCCGGTCTTAAGGTCTCCAGAGGACTTTTCGAAGATGATGTAGACTTCCTCGAGCGGGTTGATCATGAGTCTCTCCTTTGGTTGTTGTCATGTCGCTTCCGGACTAGGATTCGAACCTAGACCAAGGGCACCAAAAACCCTTGTGCTGCCGTTACACTATCCGGAAAGAGGAGAGACTAGTCGCAACCCGTTCACTCATACTAGCCTCCCCAGTGCCTCCGACAGGACTCGAACCTGCAACCTCGGGATTAGAAGTCCCTCGCTCTATCCGTTGAGCTACGAAGGCTAACTCTCGCCCAGGAAGGAAAGACAAAAACTGAGCAAGAGAGTGACTCTCACCGGGCTTGAACCGATGACCTCTTGGGTGTAAACCAAGCGCTCTACCAACTGAGCTAGAGAGTCTTGAACTCCTTACGGAACCCTATGAAGAGAACCGACGAGTTCGTCGTAGGAACTAAACTTGCCTACGGGAAGATACTTCTCGAGAGAGAACCGTGCGTTCCTAAAGCCGGACTCCAGGACAACTCTCCCAGTTGTGACAATCGGAGAGATGAACTGGTAGAGGTAGTAGGCGTCTCGGGTAGACCCTCCCTTCTCGTACTCTTTAGTGAGAGGGTAGTAGGAGCTAATTTCACTGAGAACCCACTTCGCGAGTTTCGAGATCGGTTCATCCTTGCGGAACGGAGGGAGTTTCGCCTGGACAGCGAGTTGGACGCCTCCCTGAATGCCGTCCTTAGGAGCACCAGTGAACTTCTTCGGGGTGAAGACGTAGCCAGATGTGGAGCCTTTTCGAAGCATCGTCACGCATCCCTTGAAGTACTTGGAGAACTCGGACTCGGTCCAGGCTTCGTCGTTAAAGTCGACTTTGTAGCCAAGTGGCGTGATCTGGAAGTAGTGTGACTCATAGAGCTTCATGTCGATGAGGACTTCGAATTCGGGGAACTCGTTCATGATGTCTCTCCTTGGGAGTGAGGTTGTCTTCCTTATACCTATATTTTATAGGAAAACCTATAAAAGGTCAACTGGAAGCTTCACCATTTTCCGCTTGGAAAGCAATGATCTCAAACTCGCATTGGGAAATCATGGCACGATAGAAGAACGAAAGCGCTTTGAAGAACTCAACACCCTTCTTAGCATTGGTGACAACCATGTGAAGTACCTGGAAGGTGACACCATAGTCGGTTGGGATAGAACCACGAACGCGGAACTCCTCGAAAGCCTCTTCGTAACTCTCTAGAAAGACTACGTCGGCGTCTTCACCAGGATTCCACTGTGAGACCTTAGTGAAGAGACGAGAGAAGAGTTCGACTTCGAAGATGTCTCCTCTCTCGAGAAGAAAACTATAGAAGGCATCGAGTTCTTTGCCTGAAGAAGCGCTGTGTTCCTCTAGAAACTCCTTCGAAATCATTAGAACTCCTCGTAGATGCCGTAGTTTGTAGGACGCACGTACTTCTTTTCGCCGACTTCGACGAAAGCCTCACCATCGTGAGTCATGATCTTCTTGAAGTGACCTTCCTCGAGAACACGCCCACCAGGACCTGTCACTGTGTAGCCCGCCCAATCGCGGAACTCATCGTCGGGCTCTTCGTACCTATCCGCATCAATCTTGGAAACGTACTTGCGCCCCTGGACGATGAGTTCTCGGCAATGTCTCTCGTTCTCATCATTGAACATTACGAATGTCTTTCTCGGGTCAACTTCGTCACGGAAGAGTTGTGCCTCTTCGCTGACTCTCTCGAGTTCCTTGTCGGGACCAAGCGGGTCGACGGGAAGTTTGAAGTCGATTGTGGCCGGGAGGTTGTAGCGGGAGGCACGGGTCCTGTAGAGGTTTTGCTGTTCCTTGTCGTGGTCTTTAGAGTAGGAGACAGCGATAAGGTTTTGTCTCTCTCCTAAGCCGAGTGCCTGGCTATCGTAAGAGCCGTAAGCGCCACCAGTACGAGAGTGAAGGAAGCCATACCCGGAAGTAATGCTAACCTGTTGCTTGACAGCGATGTCAAATGTACTACACTCTTCGCTAGGCTCGAACTCGGACGAGGAGGAAGTCAAACCGTTGAACTCGAGACGGTCAACAACGTCACGAGAGATCGACTTCTCCTTAATGTAGTAGGAGTCACGGAGGAGAAGACCGTGAGCATCGTACTGGTAGCGTTCTACGTCAGGGGCTTCACTATCCCGTACCTGGTATAGCGGTTGGCCAAACTCTCCAAAACGAGGGAAGTTCTCTCTCGGTACATGTCGATTCTCCGAGGAGACATAGTCTCGGTCCAGAACTCTTCGATCGGAGAAGTTAGGCTCCCCGAGACGATCGTTTGTGACTCGCTCATTCGTGCAGGAGAGATGAGGTCTGCTCGAAACTGAACAAGTCCAAGAAGTCGGAAGAAGATCGCTTCGGAGGGAGTAGGATCGACTATCTCTAAAGATACTGCGAGGTTCTGGAGAAAGTCCTCCCGGTACTTGAGCCGATAACCCGTCGAAATAGTCAAACCAACGCTTTGGACACCGTGACTCTTTCTTCGTCGAAGTTCGGTAATCCAACCCGATAGAGCGAAGTCTCTCCTTAATACTACTGGGGTGGAGGGGTCTACGAGTGAGGGGTCCAGAAGATACAAACATTCTCCTTCCAGCGCAGTAGTACTCCTTGCCAGTGACTCGAGGAGAGAAGTCCTCAACTGTCTCAGGGGACTCACCTGTCCTACAACGAACCCGGTAGGCTTCGAACATCGAATCGTTTTGCCTCGAGTAGGCAGCGTAGAGCTCCGCAGCGGGGGTTGTGGTCGGAGCGAAGGTGAAGACGTACCACAGCGAGTGAGAAGCATGAGAGGAGTGGTGGAAGGCTCCATCGGGGAGGCCGCTTCTCCACTCAAGAGTCCCTAAATAGAGGTGAAGAATGTGGTTCTTCTCGAGCCACTCACAACCAGATCGAACCGGCTCAAGCCACTCGGGACGATACGACTCGCCCTTCATCCTCCCTTTCCAGAAACACTCTTGACGGACGGAGTAACTCCCGAGAACCCAACCATGACCCTTCTTCGTGATGAGTTTCTTGAAGAAGGGGTAGAGCGAAATGGCCTGCAACGCTCCAGACGGGCAACGCCCGTGAATGTGATCGAACTCGAGAAGGCAATTCGGGTAGAGTTCTTTCTCTACGAGGCTCAAATCAATGCGGCCCCAGGTCCTCTCCTTGTCGCCCCACTGGATAACCCTACGGTAGAAGGGGTCAAGCATGATGAGATCAAGAGACTTCACGTAGTTATGGGTAGACCAAACCGTGCTCTTGGTCTTGTCGAGCTTCTCAGTGAGTCTCTCAAGCGAGAAGAAGCCGAGTTCCGTGACGCTCTTGGAAAGCTCGATCCAGATTTGAAGGCCAAGGAAGGATTGAACTCCCCTCTTCCTTGGGTCTCCATTGTAGCAATTAGAGACAACGTCCTCCATCCATCCCTTAGGGAGGAAGAGGGGAGTAGTATTCTGGGTGAGCGCTCTCTCCTGGAAGACCTCGGGGTTGATCTTCACGCCTTCGAACCAGAGGTTGTTCACCCAAGCTCGAATGTCTTGGATCTTCACGTGAGGCGTAGGAATGCGAGTGACTTCCTCAAGCTTCCTACCAACGTAGACGGTTCGAAGTTTCCCTTTGTAGACCAAATGACGCTTGAGCC